CTAGACTTCGGCCTCGTTACCGGGATGATCGTTCCAATCGCACACACCGCAACTGGAGTAGTAGTCCCCGTCCAGAGAGATGGCCGCGTCGAAGTGCGTTCGAACGTCCGAGGACTTGCACACTGGACAACTGCCAATACGGTCAGAGCGCCCGCCCTCTTGAATCTGGATGTAGTGCCCGACGATGGTCTGACACGAGTGGAGCGCGATGGATGACGACATCTTCGTCGCACTTCGAGTGTGCGTAAGCCAGTTCGCGAGTTGCCATGTCTCTTTCGCGATGTTCTTCAAGTGCTGCCGCAGCTCCTTGTTACTACCCCCTGCGCACAACTCGTTCATGAGCAGATCGGACCATCCGATGAAGTTGGCATTTTGTGGTCTATCAATGCCTTCCGCGATCGAGACTTTACGACGCATGGCAGCTACGAGAGAGATGAGGCTCTCACGAAGGAGCATTCCAACGGCTTGGAAATCTTCAACTTCAACAGCTGCGTCGTGCCGCTCCTCTGCCTGATCCATTCGACGCAGAACTTCGTCAAATGGGGTTGGCTCTGCGGGGTCGATTTGTCCGGACCTGCTACGCAGGCGTGCCATTAGCCCGATGTGAAACGAAAGCGTGTAGTCAAGACTGGGAAAATATTTTTGGGAATAGAGATTCGTCAGATTAGTAATCACCCACCAACGGTCTTTGTCGGTAGTGACATCCCATACGTCGTAAACGTCACCCAACACAATCTCGCGCTTGACGCGCTCAACATGTTGAACCTCCTCATCCGGCGCTTGCCCTTCGATATAGGTAGCAATGTCATGCTCTGAGTGCGGGTCGCGATCGACGCTGTATCTCCCGAGTTGGCTGGCTGGGACTGGGTGGTCGTGAACAATGCACTCGTCAGGTTGCTTCTCGGGATCTGTGATGGTCATCTCTTAAGTTAGCTATAACGTTGACTTACATATATTGATGCGTATCTGTGACACAAGGTTGAGCGGCCTAGCGTAGCGATTTTACGTTCAGATTGTAGATAGCCAAGATTGCCTTTCGGCCTCTGTCTTTATCTTTCGCATCGAATGCGGAAAAGGCCATTTGCAGATTCTGGTCTATGAAGTCGGCCTTGTCTGCGTCCTTTTTTAGCCTTGGCTTTATAGCTGCCCACAGACTTCTCAGGTCATCCATATGCGTTTCGTACGTCCAAGAGCTCCAGCTTGGGCAATCATCAGGCGGATAATCCGTCGCACTTGCCAGAGAGCCGGAAAAATTCATCAAATCCTCTTTCAGGCTCATTTCTTAGTCCTATAGCTGGGCTTGTCTGATTTTGGCCGATTGCAGACCTCCGTAAGGTGTTTCAATAAACCTACATTCAGCGCTACGAGCCCTATTTCCGCACAATGCTTGGGTCGACGAACATACAGCCTATACATCCAGATAACTCGACTGCATTAGCAACCTCGAGTTGCACTCCCAGGTGATGAGTTTCGGCGACAACTGCCAGGTTAATTCCTTTGAATTTTGATTCATCAACAACCATTCTTTTTATCGACAAAGCATCCCCTATTTCTTCGTCGAAGATAATCTGAGAGTTGTCTGTATCAATTGCGGCTATTCGCTTAAGCGGGTTCGCAACGAAATACTCAATTTTTGTAGGCTCATTTTTATAGAGTACCCGTACCGGGAAATACTCCAATTCCGCTTCAGCGGCTTCAAGAGTCAATTTCAATTTTGAAGATACGACGCGCAACAGACCAACGGTAAAGTAGTCGACAAGCCCAGTTGGTACCTCATAACCGTCGCTTAGTGTGAGCGTGAGGTCGGGGAACTGCCCGGCTAGTCTTGTTCCCCCAATAGTTTTTAGCCCGCGTAGTTTCGAACGCATCGGATTGTCTACTTCCGGATACGGAGCATTTTCGCGTGTATCTACGACCATTAATTTAATCATGGTTAACAGCCCCTAAATTCCTCAGTTGTGCATCCACGGTACTAATGGCAGATTCCGGTGTAATTTCCAATTGAAGTTGGCGCACTTCATCTTCCTTAAGTTGTCGGCTTCTGGCCGATTACCGACCTTGATCAATGCCATTTTTTAGCTCGGGGATCAACAATCCTTAAGATAAAAAAGTTTAATCGTGATATTGCAAAGTTAGCCCAAGTTAATAACAACACCGAACGAGCACAATATTTTTACAATATTGGGACCAACAACAAATACAAATATGGGCGTCACCAAGGCGCTCAAAAGCGCCGCTTTCAACCGGATCGACGCGGGGTCATCAACATCGTATCTCTGCCTAAAACTGAATTTTCCTGCATTCGATCTAATATTTTTCTTAGGCGTGACGATGACGGCGACAAGAAAAAGGAGAATCGACGTTATGAACACTAGCGCACAAGCGGTCGTTTGAAATGCAGAAAAATATGTGTAGGAACCATGGTTACTATGTTGATAAATCAGTCCGAGAGCGACATTCGGTAATTTAGGAGCTAGTCCACTCCATTTTTCATCCAAGAGGAGGAAGATAACGAATGAGATAGCCCCATATGCCGCTAAGAAACCAGCTATGAAATTTCTTAGAATATTCCGACTACCAATATTGGGTAGCAAAATAGTCATTCTTCCCCCCCAAATAACTTGAATTTCCCATTTACGGCAACCTTCCGTTGGCGGCTCCTGGCTGATAAAAGTCGTTCAGAGAAATACCTACTGCAGATCTGTAGCCATACTCTCTGGAGTATTGCTTAGGCCGTTTCTCTTCGGATCGGCTGTCGTCACGGAATTGGTCAGGTAAGACGATCCCTTTTCTGGGGGAGCCGAAATCCATGATGTGAGACCAGATGCGTAGTCATTGGAAGAGGAACTTTGATTTTCTGTTTGGTTACTCGCTTGAGCGATTTGAGTCTTCAATTGCGCTTCGTAATCCTTGGGGTATGTAGATTTCTCGATTGCAGGAAGACCCTTATAGTGAGCGAGAATTTCAGAACCGACACCGTCTCCAAAAATGCTTCCCGTGCGATTGTAGGCGTCCATAGCCTTCGCTACGACCTGCTTTCTCCAATTGGATTCTTGTTCATAGGCTTCCAACGATGCCGCTTTACGCTCGTTGACTGTAAACGGGCCGTTCTCATCATATGTAATTAGAGCGAGTTGATCTCTTGACATGCCCGTGAAGGGATTGCTTCCTCTGCCGTGAACAAACGCAGTCGCTTGCTTTGCTCTAGCCAATAAACTTGGATCATCCGTCCTAGGCTCTTCTGCATCGTATCTATCTTTGTTCTCCACATACGATGTTCCGCCTAATTTTTCTCCAATAGAGAGAGCTTTTTTACCGAGCTCATCACGACTCAAGCTCGAATCGCGCCGCTCTGCTCGCTCGGCAGCTTCGTTAAGCTGTTGAGCCAAAGTTGAGACACGGATAGCCGTTGATTGCTCTGGACGACCGATGGCGGTGGCAGGGAGGTTGGAAATGCTGGCACTAGCTACGTCTTGAACGGCTGTGGAATGATATGAAGCAGCAGTATCTATTGTTGATGTGCTCGTTATCGTCATTACGTCTCCGCAAAGTAATTTTGTCTTTCTAACGATCGTGAGACGCAGATTCCCGGCCATTTTGACTTCGAGAAAAGTAGCCTGGTCAGTTGAGCGCAGCGCGAATGCATCGTTAGTCTATCGTCAGAAATGGCATCGACTTTAGGATAGCATCGCAAAAATAGGAAATTAATTCAAAGATGCGGCGAGGTATCTTGATTTTTTGAGCGTCCGTTTCTGGCCGATAACGGACGAAAAAATATCACTCACCGACAGGGCCGAGAGGTATCCAGTTCGATTTATACGGGTCCTCTCCCAACGAAATAATCCGCTTTTGTAGAGCCAGGAAAACATCGTATTGCCCCGTTTTTCCCGATTTAATCTGCTCAAGCTCTTCTCTAGATATTTGGTCTTCTCGCCAGCAAACTTGATGAGCCCCTGCGTCGTAGCGCACAAAATAGGCATCGCCACGGCTCACTATTTCCATGCCATTCAACGCATAAATTTTCTTCTCTTGCACAATTTCCCTTTGTGAAATTATGTATTCATGGTCAGTCTTCATACGTCCGTTTCTGGCCGGTTGCGGACCTCTGCTAGTACATAACAAATCAATAAAATAATCTTCAGCAGTTCAAAATCAACATTTCGGAATACGTTTTCTTTTTGAAATCTATTTCGGGAAAAATATATCTTTTCCCGTTCCACTCTATCTCTGCGGGATAAACCGAGAAATCGGAAAGGCCGCGTGAGGAGTATTCGATCTGTAACGTAAAGTACTGCTTCTTCGCAAGGCTACTAAAAGTGGTCTTTCTCAATACTTTTTGAGGCGGTAATTTTGCTGGATAACTCGATGCCAATATGGCTAGCGGTTGAGACAGGCGCACGAGTGCGTGTCCGTCCAGGGTTTCTACACGTATTAAGTCCGGATCAATTGCAAGAGACATGTTTTCCGGGATTGTCATTGATAACCTGAGAAATATGGAATCATCGGATGCTGCTGGATTCATTTCTCTAAGTCCGTTATAGCTAAGCGTAATCCCGATGCGAGAAGCGTCAAGGTCCAGGCTCGCGATTTGAGGTGCTCCGTATCGGCCGTTGCAGAATCCTTTACGAGCGACGATACCTGATCCCGAAGGTTCGAAATATGTTTCCTTGACCGGCAGGCAGCCGGCCACTCCCAACATCGTAACGGCAGCAAGAAAAATATTTCGAAGAGTATTAAACGGATTGCTCATTACGTCGTTTTTTAAGCCATCAATGGTTTGGTATCGGTCCGCTCCTGGCCGATAGCGGACTGTCTGCTTCCGACGGCGGGTTCAACCGATTGCAGACATCTGAATACCGGAAATATACACTACCCATCACTAAGCTGACTGCAACATCAAACTAGATAAGTTATTAGCAAATACGGCTAAATGCCCAACCCCTAGATGGGCATAGCGCCGCACCATTTCGTAACTTTCCCAACCACCTAGTTCCTGTACAACATATAAAGGCGTACCACTCTGAACATGCCAGCTCGCCCATGTGTGCCGTAAATCATGCCAACGAAAATCCTGAATCCCAGCCCGTTTTAGAGCTTTATACCAAGCGGCAGTGCTGACTTTCTCTATATGATGGCCTTTATAGCTAAAAACTAATCGCTGATGCCCACCAACTCGCTTGGTAAGAACGCGGAGAGCATCTGCATTAAGCGGCACTGCAATTGCTTTTTTCCCTTTAGCCTGATCAGGGTGAATCCATGCAAGAGCACGCTTCATATCGACTTGTGACCATTCGAGCCCGGTGACATTAGATTTGCGCAAGCCTGTCGCAAGAGAAAACGTAGCCATATCGCATAAGTGCTCAGGTAATTCGTGGAGCAAGCGAATAGCTTGTGCACGTGTCAAATATCGAATACGCCGTATGGGTTCGCGTAACAGCCGGACTTTCGGCGTAGAGTCCAACCATTCCCAATCATGAGCAGCACGGAGAAGAATGGCACGAAGAAGCGCTAACGTCCGGTTGACCGTCCCGTTTGCGACCCCGGTAGCAAGCTTTTTATGATGAATGGCTGCAATAACAGAACGATCAATATCGCTAAGCGGTAGCCCCGATAAATGCGTATCTAGCCACCGAATAATCGACTTATCGGAATGTAGCGACGCCTTATGCGACTGTTCGTACAACCACCTTTGAACAGCTTCATCCCACGTTTTCCCCGGCAGCATTTATGCTTATCCCCTAATGAGAAGACAAAATGTTAACCGTTGGGAAGGAAAAATAGCCAGTTTGTAATACTCAACTTTCCTCATCAGCGGAACTATGACAACGCGTTTGCGCTGAACCAGTAAAAACCGTTCAGTCGGTCATGAAATTGCCTGATGTCGTTGAAACCCTTCATGACAAACTCTTGTGCCACCAACCCAATGATGTCGCGTATCGGCGTATCTATTGGGAACCATAGCTTCGTCTTCTTAGGCTTAGGAATGCCACGTGATGACCAGTAGCTTTTTTTATTGAATCGGGCATCTTCGATATTCTTGGAAACGTATTTGCTGATATAGCTAGCGATCTTGTGCGCCCAATTGCGACCTCGTGGCTTAGTCAGATCAACGTTGCCATTCTCCCGGCCAACAACACGCCGCCACATAGAGCGAATCAGGTTATAGCTGCGCACCCTTGTGCCATGCTCGTTATTAAGCCAAGCCGGGAAATGCTGACACGCGATATGAATGTGCAACGCACCTCTCTCTTGCCGTTCTACGGTGGCGACGTAGTGGAACTCACCCAAAGATCGCAGACGCGACCGGAACGCCTTAAAATCAGCCTCTAGGCGGTCGAAATCCATCATGTTTTCCCGATAGGTCAATGTGAGCATGCAATCAGCTTGGAGCATCTTTGCCAGCCTCCTAACGTTTGTCTTAGCACGTCTTGCCGCAACTGCCCTTGCCCGTTCGTGATCGCCTTCGCCGCGTGCCGTTGGTTGCTCCTGTTCAGTCGCATACTCGAAGATTGCGCCGTCGCTATACGCCTCTCTACCTTCATCTACATACACTTCGACACCGTTGGGAAATTCCGTCAGCGTGATCGTCTTGAACCGGTGTGCATCCGTGCCACAGAAATAAGAACCCATCTGGGCCTTCAGATTGGCATTTGCCTTTTCCTTGTCTATACTCGCTTTAAGCACAGTTCCTCCAAAAACCTGATTGTGTGAACCCGGCATGCGCTGCGAACGCTAATCCGGGTATTTTTACGTCTATCAAAAGCCTCTTATTTAGTTCTTTATCTTGCTACCGTCATTTCGTTTTCCTTAAGTGTTCTAGGTACAAGTCTAGGCGCTCGCTTCGCTCGCGCCGTTCTCGCTGACGCTGCGACGGCGCGACTCAGCAGCGCCATTCAACACACGCTATGCACGACCGTCAGCGCGTCCCCGCATGCTTGATTGCCGGCTACGCAGTGCGCGTTGCGCAGGTCTACCGACCCGGCTGCTACGGCAATCATCGGGCATAGCCCGAGCGCTACATGCGACGTCAATCGCTTCAGGAGATGGCTTACGGTCATCGGTTCGGCAAAAGACGATCAGAGTTTTGTGACTTGCAACACCAGCAGAATTTCGCTTTTGCTTTTCTGGCCGGTATCGGAACGCATCCACTCCGGCAGGAACGAGAAGCCGACGCGGGCGGAGCTCTCTCGATCTTCGGCAAGACCTCCAATGATGACCACATCGCCGTCGCCAACCGACAAGGACGTGCGTACCTCGCGCTTGGTGAGCGTCGGCGAATTGTTGACGCCGGTTTGCGTAACGACGAAATTAGAAAGCTGCTGTTGCACGGTTAAGTCGACTACCGCGTCGCGCACAATGGGCGACAGATCGAAGATGACGCCCGAGCTTCGATATTCCACGGATTGCACTGGCGCGTTGCCATTACCCGGATAACTGACGGAGCCAAGCACCGGCACCTCTTGTCCGACCGAGAATTTACCCGAGGCGCCAGAGCGCACCCGCAGCGATGGCGCCGAGATCGTTTTAAATCGATTGTCATTGGACAGCGCAGAGAACACGGCATCGATGGAGGCATTTTTGAGGCGTATGAATCCGTCCAAGCTCGATGCAGTGGACACCCCTGTCGTCACCTTCCCGCCCAGGAGCGTCAGCGCCAAGGAAAACGCCGAACCCTGCGCCGAACCAGTCGACACCTCAAACACCTGACCGCGCACCAGCACCTCCCCCAAACGCACATCCAGTTGATCGAGCAATGCAGACAACCGTTTGATATCGCCCGCGGTGCCGTTGAACACCAAGGCGTCGGCAGTGCTATCGATCAACGAGGCGGCAGAGCCGGACGGTACAGGCGTTTTGGTCTGGCCGGTGGTGTTATCGGCGACAATCTCTTGCGGTGCGCCGTGAATACTGCGCGTCATGCTGAATTCTCCCTCTGGAAAGAGCGAGCGGACCAGTTCAACCAGATAGGTAACATCACGGTATTTAGGACGGTAGACATAGGCTTGCTTATCCGGCTTGGCCTGTTTCTCGGTGCCGATCATGTCCACGCCATTGACCGTTTTGACCGATAACCCGATAGCCGTCAGGAACCGGGCAATATCTTGCCGAGCATCCTTTCCAGTGCTAAAACGAAACGACACCATGCGTTCATCAGCCACAACCTCAGGCTGCATGACGAAAGGTGATTTCAATACCTGCACGTACATGAGTTCGACTGCTTCCGCGACTTTCACGCGTGAAAGTTCAAACGATGTTGGCTCATTCGGAGCCGCCAAGACGAGTCGCGACAGCAGTAATAAGCCGATCAGCAAAAGACGTTTCATTTTTTGACCTCAGTTTTACCGGGCGATAAAACGCTGCCGGAATAGCGTGTAACTTTTGCGCCGTCAATATCGCCGATGGTTTGCGGCCCCATCGCAACGAACATCGAGGGCGACTCATACCGCAGACGGCCGGCACTATCGGCAATCAACACATAGCGCGTATCGCCTAGCTGGACGTTGCCGACCAATCGCCAGACCTCTGAGAATTTCGGGATACTTGCGCTCGACTTGGCGCTGGTAGCTGGTGTTGCAGTAGACGCCTTGGCGGTATCCGGCTGCGCATGCTTGGACGAGAAGAAGCGAATGGTCCAATAGAGACTACCGACACCCACAATCAACGCCGTTGCCATGCCGATCAGCACGCCGCGATTGCCAAACATGTTTTGGCGCTTGTCGACGTTGACCGATTTACCGGAGGCCCCGCCCTTGAACGACGAATACAGCGGGAAAATCTCTTTGCGATACTTGCGCACGCTGGTACTGATCTTGTTGGCCTTGGTCTGCTTAGCCCCTTCATACAGCGTCACGCTGTAGGTATTGGGCATGCCGAGGGAGACTTTCTTATGCGTGCGTGCATTGAAGGCGACTACGTTTTTAAGAAAGCGGTTTAGTGTCCCCATATCCTGAATCATCAACACCAGATCGCAGGCGATCCCACTTTGCTCATTGGTGAAGTGGCGATGCTCTAGGAAAAAGCTTTTATGCTCCGCTGGAATCTTGGCCCCAGTTGCAGGCCAGAAGCGCCACGCCTCATCGATGCACACTAAGTCGCCGGGCTGCACGATGGTATCGGTATGTGCGGTTTTATCGCTGTCGTAATACGGGAAGAATTTGGCGTCGAATACATCGCCATTGGTCACATGGACGATTTCACCGAGGACTTCCGGCACCGGTACATAGTTGGCCTCGATATAGGCGTGAATCTTTTCTTGATCGATACCGTCCACGTTGGTGACGACCCGCCGCCCTTTGGCGATCGCCGGGACAATAACTTCCGCCACGACCTCATAACTTTTACCGGAACCCATCAGGCCGGTATAGACGTTGATCGCCATGATCAGCCGATCACCGGAATGCGACGAATGATGAAGCGCGTGACCCATGCCGATAGCAAAATCGGAATGCCGTTGCTGACATTGAACAGATCGAGGAAGTACCAGACATCCCCCGGGACACCGCCCAACGCAGTCGATAGCGCCGCACCACTTGGCAAGATGTCGCTAATGACGGCGATGAATTCTGTCGTCACAAAAAACAGCGCAAAGAACATCACGAATTTAACGATGATGGAACGCACCACAAACGCCAATACGGCATTCAATGCGGATAAGACGATACCGAACATAGCAATGATTCCTTACGCGGCGAGAATGATAAATAATGCGATCAATACCCACGCCACGGCCATCGCCGAATACAACGTTGGCCGGATGTTCTCCAATATCGGGCAATGATCTTGCAGGACGTAATCTCGGTTGAGCATGTGTATCGTCCACTTCGGACAGACGGAGCTATGGTTAGGGACAGCGAAATTTCTGAGCGTGGGAAATAGATTCAGCAGCGGCTGCAAAATCTGCTGCGCCGTCGGAATCGGCTCAAGAGCCGGTGCACCAATGCCGGGGTCGGTGCCGAGGTTTTCTAAGGGTTCCGTACTTGGATTTGTTCCAGTATTTGGCGTAACTGCCGGATCAGAAGACGGCTGCGGCGTAGACGAAGTCGGCATAGAGAACGGAGCGCCAGCCGAACCACCGTTAGGGGCAGGCTGCGGCGCAACATAGTCACCTACAGTCGGCCAGTAGTCAGGATTGGTCGCTTGCCATGTAGCCGCATCGGCAGCGGTGACTGGATTTGTCGCATCGTAAGGCAAACCATTGTATCCAGGTGCCGACGCAGCCTCTTGCCAAAAATGATTAGCAATATCAGCTATTACTTGTGGATTGAGTGGCTGCGCTTTCTGGGCATCACTCAATGCCGCCGCAGCATCGGAGACTGTCTTGACAGGTGCTGGCGCTGGTTCAGGGAAATTTGATGCCGGGCATTTTCCTGCGCTAGCTGTCAAACCAATGCCGGGACAGAGCGTAGTATTACCCGTCGAAACTCCGACATTGGTATAGCCGGAATTAAACTCGGGATAAGTCTTACCGTCAGCCGAGGTATTGGTTTGCCAGCCATTGCACCTAGAGCCATCCCATACATAGTGCTTCGACCAAGTAGCGCCATTCGCATCTAACTCTCCGTGCATGTAGGGTTGCCCGTTGCAAGCGACCTCGGGAGACGTGGCAACCACGTTACCGACATAGTAGATTTTGGGGGGAACTGTCAAACCTGCTGGCGTGTTGACCGACGCCGGATTGTCGCCAACCTGCACCGTTCCATCAGGTTTGAATATCCATTTGACGGCGGCGTCAACTGTGAGCGCGACGACTGACATGACAGCGGCACCAGCAGCGGCAGTTGCCCAAGCGGGAGCAGTCACGCCAAGCGCGGTAACCGTTGCCGCACCTGCTACAGCACCCACAATGGCAGAGCCGACATTGGTTAACGTACTTACCCAACGGGGATCATTACTCGCGAATCCTCTTGCCTGCATTTTGGCTTGCGTCGTACCAGACACAGCATTTTGCATTTTTGAGACAGGGAGCGCACCAGCAAAGGACATAGAGCATGCGAAGAATAGCGCGAAGAAAAGAGAGAGAAATCGACGCATCATGATTGACCTTCCAAACCGACAATGACCGCCCAGGCACACACGATGCCCCATCCAAACACGAACAAATACCAAAGATTGGAGTAATCCATTGCAGCCCCCGACGAACAACAGACGTAAAAAAAGGACGATGCAGCGCTACATCGCCCCCGTTACCGCAAAGTGAAATTAACCGCCGCGCAGCATGCCGAGGACGATTTTTGCGGATTTGATGGTCACATACACCACCGCCAACGTGGCGGCAATTGCCAGCACGCCCGCCGTGATATCCGTGGCCGTGAACGAGCTGGTAATTGGCGTCAGGTCGACGGTGGTAGCCGCATGCACAGGACCACCAACCAGTGCGCCAACTGCCAGCGCAGTACCAACAGCAACAGCTTTGAATTTCTTGATGAACTTCATTTACAACTCCTTTTAATAGAACCGGAAAACGTCCGGCAACGCTTACCCGATATGGGCAATTCGGCCTAGATAAACAGCTTGATGAACAACACGATATCCAGCACCCACAATGCCGCGACACCGAGCGCCAGCAAGCCGACAGGTAGATTTAATGCCATGCTTACCCCTCCCTCAACATCTGTAAAACGCTACCGATGCCACGCGATATTGCGTAACACAGCAGCACCGTAGTGAACGCCGCGCCCCACACTGCACCCACGGCCTCGACATCTGGCGTATTCATCGTCGCTTCGAGCAAACCAACCTGAATCGCAGACGCCCCGCCCTCGCAAGACAACGTGCCGTTTGCACTGACGGTCGGCGGCGTGTCTTGCGAGCAGTAGAGAACGTATTTAGGCATCGAGATATCAGGCAGTCGCAGCCGCTTTACCGGCGTCAGGCTTGGCAACAGGTTTGTTGGAGCCATGCGGATGCAATGCAGTGATGCGGGGAACGACGAGGCGATCAAAACTCACATCGAGTTCGAATTCGGCAAGATAGCGACCGGGAGCAGTGTCTTTCAGCGTGTTGGGCAACAGCAGTTCGCCGACTTTAATAGCGTTGTCGGGACCGCTAACGACGCATTGGGCACGATACATTTCCCACGCATTGCCGGTCTTTTTGCTGACACCGGCAGCATGAGAAACGGCGACGATATCGATCAGATGCTTGTTATCAATTGCAGACATGAGGATTCCTTTAGTTGATGGATTTAGAAACGTAGGTATAGAGATGGGCTAATCGCCCTTGCTGATAAATGCGCTTTTTTGCGCGTGCTACTGCCGCCTTCGATGTGGTGGCGGATTCTGTAAATTTGGTGAGTAGCCATCCGTTAGGACGGTAGACATAAATTTGAAAATCTTGACGGGCAGGTCGGGCCATTTAGGCACCTTCCATGCAGGATTGAGGTTTCTTATAATGAGACGATGAATCGCCTATAAAAACCAAAAGACGGAGAGTGATATGAGTAACGTCGCGTTGTACATCGCTGAGATACTGAATCAACCAGTCAGAATTTGGATGGTCCTTTTGGCAACGGCCGTAGCAAGGTTGCTCATGCTGTTGGCGAGAATCTTTAGACAGAAAGGCCACGAGAAACAGGTGGTTCAAGGGATGGCCAAGAGGCAGATATCTACTCGCGAGGATAGAGTCAAGAAGGCTATTTACACCCCTAAACCATTGCGCCGTAAAAACAGAGAGATGAACTGACATTCCCGCCCTTTGCGTGGACTACTAAGTTTTATGTTATGGTTTATCTATTCGGAGTAACCCCAAAAAGAGTTACTTCAAACGGATTAACATAACATTACTTCACTTGAAGTAACTACGCAAGGAATTTCCCATGGGCTATGCAGAAATTTTAAAATTGGCAATCAAGGATCGGTCGATCAATTCGCTAGCAAAGCAATGGGGCATCCCACAACCGACGCTCGACAAATATGCAAGAGGTGACCGGCTACCAAGCTTTAAAGCAGCGAAAGTAATTGCTGAAGCGGCGGGCGTAAGTGCAGAGACAATGCTTGATTCCCTCGCTGTAGAAGAAGAGAAAAGAAAAGAGCTTGCAGAGTTAGAAAAGGCATCCTATAATGCGTCCTCTCTCAAACAGAGAGGGGCGTTAGCTCAGTTGGTAGAGCAGCGGACTCTTAATCCGTAG